CATATAGTTGTTGTCCATTAGTGTTGAAGTAGGGGTTGAAGTATTTTAAGTGGATTACATCTTTAGCATCCAACTGATCCCACCCAACTAATGTGAAAGAGTAGCCTTCAACCCCATTGATAGTACCGTCGCTAATGATAGCGACATATTGGGATGGGAGAGTAACTAGTTCGGCAACCTTACCATTGGAGAGTCTATTCGCCCAGATATAAGAGTTGCCTGTAATAAGTTTATAACCAATGATATTCTCGATAAACTCGGAGAATGATTGATATGGATTCGGTCTTTCTAATAATTTGTTTAGCGGACTATCAGCAATCTCATCAACTGCTTTAATCCTTACTAACTCCGCACGAGCAATATCTGCTCCGCTTGATGCGTTAGCCATCATAGATTTATAAGTGTTCAAGTCTTTCTTGCTCTTAACCTTATAAACATAGAATGGAACTGTAGAGATTGTTTTTGAGATACGCTTGATGATAGAATAGACTTCGCTATTGTTATCGTAATCCTGTACGAACTTGGCATAGTCTAAATTTGGGTAAAGCGTTCTACCGCCTATTAAACCACCAAAATCACCAAATGGGTTATTAAGGTTCGTATTTTTTCTAGGGGCTGCCTTTTGTTTAAAAGGATTAACCGCACTTAGTATGTCCGTTAACTTCACTATATGATATTTTTACAAAAGTAACAAATTTTTAGTCTAAACCACCCATCCTCTCTTTGCTTTCGCATATTTTGAGTAGATAGCATAACGCATAGCATCCATCAAGTGGTCACGAAACTTAACAGGCTCATCCATTGTGTTGCCATCATGATCCGTTTTCCACTTATAGTTTTTAATCTCATCTAACAAATCTAAAGATTCTGATTTTATAAACAATGGAAATGATTTCACCTTGTTAATTCCTGCGAACACATCTTTGGTAGCTGACTTTAAATTAAACCCTGCTTTGTTTACCTCGGCTATTGTTTTGGGTTCGGCAGCATCTGCGAATATCTCATCCCTACGAGATAGCCCCATAGACTTTAATCGGTCTATTAGGAGTGAGGTTGACATCTTGGTATCATATATCAGTTGCTCGACATAAATGTCACCATCGAAGTTCTTGCACCTTACAAGGGCAGTCTGGTTGTTATAACCAAAGTCAAGGCCGTAGAAAACATCTCCACCTTCAGGAAAGTTCCTTCTTCTTCTCCAATGGCTATAAATCGTAGCTTCACTAATTGCTCTTTCCCCTAATCCATAAACTCTCCAGTATTCGTGGTCAGCATCCTTTAATCTTTCAATCTCCGCAATAATGGTTTTATCTAAAAATGGATTATCCTTATAAGTTGTGATGGTAAAATCGGTATCTTCTCTAGGAATAACCTTATCGTAAATCCAAGAGTAATAATCGGAAGGATTATAGTCAAGTACGATTTTATCCGTAGTTCTTAGGGCTAATTGCATCCAAGATTCGTAGTTAACCTCATTTGCCTCGTTAATGAACAGATAGTGCCTTTTACGACCTCTAATCTTCTGCGGTTGGTCTGTAGATACAAATTCTACCGTGTTGCCATTAAGGAAGTATAAATTCTCTGATTTGTTGTGCTTCTCCTCCGAGTAGAGTTTATACTTGGATAGTATCTCAATAAAATCCCTCATGACCGATCCCTTGATACTTGGTAGGGATGAACGGCAAATTGTTAGGGTTTTACCTCTTTCTTGCAAAAGTTTAACTATAAACCAGGTAAGCACATTGTAAGTCTTTCCTGACCTCGTACCTCCTTGCATAACAGAGATTCTCTTCTTTGAGTTGTTTAGTACCTCAAAGACAACATTGGTGGTTACTTCCATAGAAATAAATTAAAAATTTTGGTTTGCTCAAGTCAAAGCTAATACTTTTCGTTTTATAAAAGGGTACACCCACCATAAAGTCCGTTTTATGACACATATGATGGCAATATGAGTCATTAATGACCACTTATGAATCATATTTGAGCCGTTTATCGCTCATTTACGGCTCATTTGTCAAGTTTTATATTTACTTTTTGATTGATAAAGTAAAATAATAGCTTTACTATTTTACTTTGAGTAATTTTACTCAGTCGATTGAGTAATATCAAAACTTGCAGAGTTTACATCTTTTGATAATAGGGTAGTATTACTACCGACATTTAACAAGCCCAATTTAAACAATTAACAAATTTTGTTACAATCCTATATAAATCAGTAACATATCTACCCTAATAATGTTACAACAATTAACCGAGTTACCCCTAACTATGTCACATATTTTGTAATATTAGTGACACTATTTCGGATATTGGCAGCGTTTCGCTACCGACTTTGGCAAATCTGCATGAATAATTTGGAAAAATTCATGCAATCTAATTAAAGGGCATTTAGAAGCGTTTTAAGACACTCTACCCCTTTTTGGATAGATAGTACTACTTAAAGGCAGATATGCCCTAGAATCGCCTTATAATGCGAATAAACACTATTCTTCGTAAATATCCATCTCATTCGGTAGTTCTACCTCTTTATCGAACTCGTAAAGTGGAATATCTTGGATATTAGCAGCTTCGGTAGCTGGAACTACAAATCCTGTATCTTCTAACTGAGCATTCTCATCTCCATCTAACTGCTGCGTACTATTCGGTAGCTCCTCTACATGGTTAGCCTTTAGGACATTAACGGTAATCTGCTTAACAACATCTCCTTCATGAGCAACCTCTTGCCTTTCGATATACCCTCTACGCTTACCTTTGGTCTTTAAGAGGAACATTGTAGCCAAGGTATCACCCTTAGCAATCCTTTCCATTAACTTATGCTCACCGAAGTCAAGCATAATCTCCTCAGGCTCTATTTCAGCTAGTCTTTGCCTAAACTCAGGATCTTTATCACACCAGGACTTGTATTGACCTCTACCAACCCCTGCTGATTCACAAGCAATGGTGATATTGCCAAAATTCTCCTTGTAAGCTATGATAAAAGCTTCTTTGCTTATATCCTTGAACTCTGCATTCATATTATCGGTTTTTAGTTGGTGTTCGGATAGATGTGATATGTACTACCTTCTCTACCTTGATATGGTCAAAGCTAAGTACACTTTCGCACTTAGTACACTTGATGGTATGTTCCCTTATGGAACTATCCCAAACATAATCCTCTGTAGATACTCCGCATTTACATCTGTAAGTTCTCTTGGCTACCGTGTCTTTCATATTATTGGTTTTTTAGTTTGGCTTTTCTTAACTCATTCTTCTTCATGTTCCTAACATACTTTCTCATCGACTTGCTACTCATCATCCTTAACTCTTGCTTTGGTATATTATCGGTTAGGATATTCCCATTAGGCTTATTTAGTGCAGAATAACTCTTCAATGGCAATTCAACATTATGGAAGCTCATTGTTCCTGTATCAACTCCTTGCTTGTAGCGTTTGTCTAGTTCTCTTTTCGGTATATTCATATTATAATAAATTATAATGGGTTATATGGAAAATAAAAAAAATCAAATATCAAAAAATGTTAAAACAATGATTGATATCAGAATATTGGAGGGCACAAGGGATCTACGAAATTTTTCGCACGAAAACAAGTGGTAGGGGGTACTACCCTAGTTTACTCATAATCTATATTATGTTAAATGGCCATTATGACATCCCCTACCCTCTCATACTTTGCGCCTATCCAATGCGAAAATATGTATTTTAATTGTATTGATTGTTTACTGACTTTGTCGCATTCGCTAACAATCTACCTGAAATACTTTAATTCAATCTATGTATGAATATATCCCTATAGTAGATAATATATCATATATTATATATTATATCCTATATTATACATTATATCATACATTATACATTGTATAAGTGTATACAATACTATATCCTATACTAATAAGATATATAACTAATTTTAATCTTTTTTAAGTTTATTTCACTTTGTATTGATTAATGTCGTAATATTACGATGCCATATAAAACAAATGGCACACACATTATGGAAAATTTATATATCTTATTCGCCTTGCAATTAGGCATTTTTACCTTTTTTGTAGGTACAATTATTCGCTTATTAATTCACCTTTTAATTGCAAATGAAAATGAAACAAAGTAAAGATTTCACATTCACGCAATCGATTATAGTTATAATCCTTTGCATATTACTAATGATGTTAGCAGATAATTTTTAATTCATAAACACAAACACAAACACACATGAAAACAATTATTGAATGGTATTCATTATTACCAGAGCCATTAAAGTCACAAGCATTTGAAAACGCAATCAACTGCAATCATGTTGACATTTTTAATGTCGAAGTATCTTCGATGTATAACGCGATTGATAGAGGATTCATATGGGATAACACACCACAAAGAAGCGATTATTGGTTGCGTATAACCGAGCAATGGGACGACGATACCAATACATTGCGAATACCTTTGACATTCTCTTCATCCATGCGCACGATGTTATTATCTATGCGACATGAAAGTAAAGTCGCGAATGCGTTATTACGCGACAATCTTACACACACGACCTTTGCCAATTATATCACCATGCGAGGTGAACTTTGTAGCTACCTACCTAATGGTCGCGAACATACTTTGAATGAGAATGGAAAATGGGCTCGTAATGGTAGACAAGATATGAAGGTCGGTAAGATGGCGAAAAATTTACTAACTGAATTAGCAATCGCAAACGAAGATATTAACGCAATCGAATTAGAGAAATTCAGCAATTTAGTAAAGTCATATATATCAGTATTAGGTGACGAAGATGGCGAAGGTAAAAAAATAACATTTGAAGTCATTAATGGTCGTAAAATTTACGACGCTTATTTAGTTGACAATTATTCTAAAATATTAGGCACTGATACGAATTTATTTAATTCATGTATGCGACATGAAGAGTGTCAAAGTTATTTAGACATATATGTCGACAATGTCGAAGTAGTGTCGATGCTAGTCGCGAATGATTGCAATGGCAAAGTATTAGGACGCGCAATATTATGGACAATGCACGATGGAAAAAAAGCAATGGACACCATATACGCGCATGAATCACTTACTAATTCATTCATACAATGGGCAAATGATAATAACTATTTTTACAAGTCACGACAATCATGTCACCATAGCGACTTTGACAGACACTTAACAGATAGCCATATTTATTTGCCATGTGTAATACTTAAAAAATATGAATATAACGAATACCCATACATGGACACTTTGTCGATATTAGAGGATAACCAGTTGCGCACTGAATATAATACCAATGAATATCGAATACTTAAAAGTACTGATGGTGGCTATGAAGATTGCAATCACAATGTGTTCGATGTTTATAACCAGTGCGAAATTGACGAAGACGATGCGCGATATGTCGATTATACGCGTCCTAATGGGCAAAGTATTAATGGCTATGTAAGTGTTGACGACTTGGTCGACATTGCACATGGTGGATGGGTATTGTCGCGCGATTGCGTTGAAGTGGATGGCGAAGATTATCTACGAAGTGATGAAGATATATGCCATGTCGATTCACGCAATGAATGGCATCTTATTGATAATTGCGTAAGTGATTATAATGGCGACATGATTCACGAAGACGATGCGGTTCAATTATGTGGTGATGTTTATAGTAATGAACACGCACACGAAGACGACGCGACGAAGTGTATAATCGATGGCGAATATTATCTTAATGAAGACATGATAAAAGTTGATGGTGGCATGATATATAAAGAAAATCAGGAACACTATAGACTTATTTTAGAAAACTTAAATACAAAATACAATGCGAGAAAGACTGCTTAACACATTGCGCGTACAAAGTGAATCATATGACACGACGCGAATGAATGAATATATAATTAATGAATTGCATGGTATGAATTTAATACCAGTGATGGACAAAGGGAATATCTATGTGACAAAAGGTGATGCGCGTGATTATCCATGTATCGTGTCACACACTGATTCAGTTCATAAAATAATACCAGATGAAGACTATACCATACTACATGACGACAATGTCGCGATGGGATTCAATAAGCGCATTAATTCACCAAGTGGATGTGGTGGCGATGATAAGGTAGGAATTTATATATGTCTTGAATTACTACGCGACATGGACAATATTAAAGTAGCATTTTTTAGAGATGAAGAGGTCGGTTGCGATGGCTCATACGATGCCGACATGAATTTTTTTAAGGATGTGCGATTCGTGTTACAATGTGACAGAAAAGGTAATAACGATTTCGTGAATGAAATATATGGCGCACAATTACAATCTAAGCGATTCAAAAAAGAGGTCGCAAAGATTATAGGCGCATATGGGTATAAATTCGCTTCAGGAATGTTAACCGATGTTTACGCGCTTAATCAATTAGGCGTAGGCGTATCAGTTGCAAATATGTCATGTGGTTATTACAATCCACATTGCGACGATGAAGTCGTGAATTTTGAAGATGTTGAAAATTGTCTTTGTATGTGTCGCCATATCATGAATGACATGACAAGTGTGTACGAATGTGCATACACACCTAAAAAAGAAAAGTCATTTTCTTATGTGTCAAAGTATTATAATACTTATAATGAATGGGATGGATGGGACGACCATTACACCAGTGCGCCAAAAGTTACTGAAGAGTGGTCAAAGTGTGAGTCATGCGACGAAGTGGTCGAAGTGAAAACGATGGCATATTCGCGCGACTTTAATTGCGAAGTGTGTGAGTCATGCCAAAAATGGATGAAGGTTAATATTTAATTTGTGTGTGTCGTATATGTGTGAAGCGCGACTAACAATCGCGCTTTTTTTATGCCATATTGCACACGAATACAGAAAGCTAATTTTAAGGCGATTTAAGGTGGCAAAAAAGGGATCCAGGCGGCAATGATATCGACTCCAAAAGATAGGGCAAAAATGAGGCTTAAAATAGCCTACAAATTGATTTTAGTATGTATATGATTATACCATATTGCAAAGGTGCGTTATTTGATAATATCAAAGTTGCAACATTAGTTGTCTATGCAACCATTGCATATGCAACTACTAAAACTTTCGTAGTAGGTAGTTTTAGGTATGCCAAAAACCTGCCAAAAACCCCAACAAAAACTCCCCAAAAACCCCAACAAAAATCTTTTGCGGTGACAAAAATCTTTTATAATTTCACTATATGATTAAAATATTAGAACTATTCGCTGGTAGTAAATCAGTTGGCAAAGTTGCTGATGAGCTTTTCTTTGAGTCTTACTCAAGCGACATTCAACAATTCGGTGGCATCGATTATGTTACCGACATATTGAATTTCGATGTGACAAAAATCCCCTTTAAACCCGATGTAATTTGGGCATCTCCGCCATGTACTGCCTTTAGTGTGGCGGCCATTGGAAAGAACTGGACAAAAGTTGGTGATGATTACCTACCTAAAAATCCTAGAGCAGAACTAGGCCTAATCCTAGTCCAAAAAACCCTCGAAATAATAGAGCATTTTAAACCGACCTATTTTTTCATAGAGAACCCTAGAGGGATGCTAAGGAAGATGCCTATAATGGCTCAACTTAAAAGGCAAGGAGTTACCTATTGTCAGTATGGAGATACAAGGATGAAGCCAACAGACATATGGACTAATAGCGATAAATGGATTCCTAGGCCTATGTGTTCCAACGGATCTCCATGTCACATATCAGCACCAAGAGGCTCAAGAACAGGCACACAAGGGCTTTCTAATGCCTATGAACGAAGCAAGATTCCAGAAAATCTTTGTATTGAGATATTAAAATCATGTATAATTTAACGATTCATTAACAAAAAACCTGCTAAAAACCCTTAACAATACCAAAAACTTCTTAATTTCACCAAACAAAACAAAAAACCCATCTATGAATTTCGAATTAATCACCGCCAAGTATGATTGCAGATGCAGTCTTACAGGCAAAAACTTCAGTCGTGGTGACCAAGTGTACTACAACTACGAGGCAAAAACCTTTCTTGATCCTGTGTATCACGAGAACATTATGAGTCAGCAAAAATCTCGTGGGGCACAATCCTACTTTGAACGACACAAAAAACTTAATAAGATTTACCCTAACACTTAAAGCACTATCCCTACTAATTAAACAAATTATAATCGTTAGTGGGTTATCCCAATGGGAGTAGGGATATTTTTAACACCAAAAACTCAGCAAAGCTGACTAAAAACCTTAAACACATGGCCAAATTCGAGTTTGTAACAGAAACAAATGTAGTAACGCAATCAGTAATCTACTACACTAGAAAAGATGAGTTATTTATGGAAAATAGCTTAAGTCATAGCAAGGAGAAAGCTTATGACAGATTCATAAACATATCTAGTGGAGTAAAGACTGAACCTATTGTGCAAGTACTAGAAACACGCTATTCAATCACCCAATAAAAATCTGCAATCGTGCACCCAACCCCATCACATCTAAAACAAAAAGGGCTTCGTGACTATTTTATGGTCACAATAGATGCCCAAAGGATTAAAAAGGATTACCTCTATCGTGGTATGTTTATCCATTGGGATAGCAAAAAACCCTTGGATAAGTTCTACTACTGGAGAGGAGATTATTTCACATCTATTGAAGGAGCAATGCGTTCAATCGATAGACATTACAAACTATATAAAAAACTAAAAAATGCTGATTAGAGATTATCGTGCCTTACTTAAGTATGGCGATATAAAAAAGATTTGTGAGGTAACAGGCTATTCACCCTACCTAATAAAAACTCGTTTAGCTGCGGCTGATGAGGAGATGATAGAAGTTGTAGAAGCTTTCTACGCAAAAAAGATTGAACAACTTAAAAACTCTATCTATGAACATCAAGAATAAAATGGACTACTGGGCTATACCTTCTATTCGTAAGACAAAGCTCAACCCAAGACAAAGAGAAGCCATTGCTAATGAGATTATAGCCAAGGTCTGTACCTATTACAACATCACTAATGAAGAGATTAGAGGTAAAAAAAGATACAGAACACTTGTAATGGCTAG